ATCGCCGCCAACCTTCCGCCCTGCGGATTAAGGCAATGCTCCTTCTCCTGCAGCCACTGCTCAACGAGCCTGGAAGTTTTCAGCCTCCAGTCGTCACGACGAGATCCATAGCTCAAACGAACTAGAGGGATTTTACACTCGTCTATGCGAACAGTTGGGCCAGGACACTCCGAGGTTTTCAGCCCGGGGGCCCAGAGCACCACCGCCTCCACCCCACCGATCGGATTGCGAGTCCGAACACGGAAGGCCAAGAAACAGCTCGCACCATCAGTCCTCAGCCATCAGAACTACATTCTGATGAAGGCTCCTGATGGCCTCCCCTTCGGCAAGTGATATGTACTCAGAAAGCACATAGTTCCTCACTTGTCGCCCATAGTTACGTTCACGCCGGGACCACCTCAACTCACTCAAGTAAGTGAGATAGAATCTCGGTGGTCGAGAACGATAACTATATCCTCGTCGTACTCCGCCTACAGTTGGCCGGAATACGTCTCTCTTCCTCCCTCCCCACCGACCACGATTAAAAAGGTAAAAGGTTGTTGCCAACCTTTCGTCGGTGTCAAGCTCCCTTGAGACAGCTTGAAGAGATGGGTCCACCTCGAAAGGTGCCTCAGGAAGCGGCGTGAAACAACGCCGCCTACCCATCTCCCGTTCTCGCTGGAAAACGGGATAGGACTCCCTAGAGAGTCCTAACTGGGAGGGAAGGAACCCCCATTTCTTGCCGATCCTCGACCGTATCAATGCGGTCGACCAACAAGGAGAATCCCGAACAGCTGCAGCAATGTGCAGCATGCCGGGATAATCGGCAAGAAAACCACCTCTCCTAAGATGGCGAATTTCACGCCATCTTCCCTTCATACTCCTCACGAATGCCGTCGAATTAATTTCGGCGACAACTCGCGACCGAATTGTCTTAAGTTCATTTAGGACGAACCCCGGCGGGTAGTCCGAAGACAAAACGGGACGATCAGCGGAGATCAAAGTATCATCTCCGTTGACGAGGATTTTTGCACTGCAGCCACGGACGGCCCAAGAGGCTGCGATCCATGACTGCAGGCAAAGAAGAGGAAAGGAGAGGTAGCCCCCCATCATCTGTCCATGCGTAACCTGGTTCCCACCAACAAATGGCTGAAGGGAAAGGTGAGCTAATTGCCTCACCCAACCCGGGACATTTGAGCACTTCGCAAGGAGTGCACCCAGGACCGCATCTGCCACAGGCAGTGGCAGATTGTCTGTCGCGGATACCAGATCAATACTGGTCTGATACTCACGTACACAGACAGATGAGACTCTCTCTACCGTCGGTGGCCCGACAAGGAGCCAAGATAACTTGGAAAGATGCTTATAAAGCATCTTGTGAAGAGGGGCAAGGACGTCGATCATATCTGAATATATGATCAAGGGACGCACCTTACCAGCACTCATCACTTCCTTGTACCGTGCCTTAAAAGGACTAGGCGGACACCTAGAACCAACTAAGGCCATCCGACGGAACGAATTAATTCCACCACCACCAGCGGTACTCCAGGCGAAACTAGCAGTTTCGCCGCTTTCACGTGAGGTGGCGTTGGGCAAGTGAGAGTTGACAAAACTCTCATAGGCCCGATCCCAACCAAAGGGAAAAATTCGTCTGACCATCTTGCGCGCAAAGGCAAGATACTCAGGAGAGGGGGGGGGGGGATTTGAGAACGCGTTCTTTTCCCACGAAGAACGCGCAGAGGGAACGTGGAGACGGCAACCTGCTGGCAGGTTACGTTTAATTGAGGCGACGGAATGGGCAAATTCCCATCGCGTTCGTCTCCACATTCGCTGGAGGTAACATTCATTACCAACCCAGACTTGACGTCTGGGAAAGGGAACCGCAGCCCGCGGTTTCCCCTCCAGCAGGAGAAAGGAGAGATAGCGATTTAACTCCTCAGGTTTGAGATCCGGGAACTCAGAAAACGGAATACCGTATCTGATCCGAATAAGCCTCAAACCATTGGAGACTGTCTCTCTTGTGTCGAGCCGGGCGCGTAAGCACCCGCGACACGTTTGAGCTCGAGAACCAAGGCTGGCCTTACCTCGAGCAGCGGTGCACACAGGCTGTGTACCAGACATTGATGGGATTTGTCGTAAGACGTCCGGCATCAATGGGGACCTTTAACGG